GTGACTGATGCGATGCGCCTGAGCGCTTCGGTGGCTTCACTCGTCGACCACAGCGGCGGAGTGATGGTGATGCGCTCTGCGCCCTGGGCTACTTCGACGAAGTAGTTGCCGAGGCGGTCTTTGATGATGTTGAGGTGCGGTTCTTGCACGTCGTCCCCTTGAGAGATCGCAGGGCATCGAGTCGCCGAGGAGGGTCAGACTCGATGCCCTGCAGCTGTGGTTGGCAGGTGTGAATGTGGGGTCGGCGCGGCTCTTCCGGACGCGCCGACCCATACGGCGCACGGCAGCCAGACGTAGGGCTTGGCTGCTCGATGTGCCCGAACTAGATGAGGTCGTCAGTGACTGCGTTCGCAGCTGCTGGCTTGTATTGCGCCGACCAGGTCTTCGCCGGACTCATGCCCTTGGTCTTGCTGGGCTCTTCGCCGGTCCACTTGATGGCCAAGGTGCCGCCGGTGAGCGTGTCGCCAGCGCTGACGCCTGCCGAGCGCAATGCCTCTTTGACTGCGCCGAGCTGAAAGCCCTTGCAGAAGAATCGAGTCTCGTCGCCGGTGTCGGGATCGGTGCCGCTGAAGACGAACTGCCACTTGGCGTCGCCGTTCGGCCATGTCTGTGGCTCGCCGGTGACGAAGTCGGTGACCTGTCGCTTCTCAACGTCGTCGATGACGATGCGGCGCACGTCGCCGATGGCGTCCCACTTTGCTGATGGTCCGCCTGAGCGGGTGAGTTCGCTGATGATGTCAGTCACTGTGTGTCCTGCTTTCTTGTGTTGGTTGGTTACGCAGCGATCGCTGCGTCGATGTCGCCTGTGATGCGCACGCCGTTCGCTTCCCACATCGGGGTGAGCGTTCCGGCGTTCAGTGCGCGGGCGAGGTGGCCGAGGCGTGTTGCCTCAGGAATCGTGAGCGTGCCGATGGCATCGCCGAGGTCGTGTCCTGGCTGAATCTCTTCGTCGATGGCGATCGAGATCAACGCGCGCGCAAGGTCGTCGTCGGCGTGATCGGCAAGCGCCAGTAGTGAGCCAGCAATGATGAAGCGGCGCTCGGTCTTCTTGCCGCCAGCGCCGGTCATGTTCACTGGCCGGTTCGCAGCTTTCGCTGCTTGCATCATTGCGCCGATCCAGGTGCGACCTTCGACGGTGAGCTTGCGTGCGTGCTTGTTGACGACCTGCGTCTCAGCGGTACCGACTTCGTCGCCTTCGTCGGGCAGTCCACGCTTCGGCGCTGGTGGTTGGCGACGCTCGACGAGCACTTCGCCTGGCTTGATCTCTGGGAACTCTGCGCCCACTTGGCGCTCGATCATCGCCACTGCCTGCTCAATCGGCTCAGCAAGATGGTTGGCTATTGGCTTGCCACTGCCGAGAGTGGGGATGCCTTCGGGCCACGAGTTACGAATGAGCTGCGAGTGTCCTGCGTCGATCAGTGACTTAAGTCGGCCAGTCATCCACGCTCGCCACTCGTCATCGACGTTGCCGTCAGCAGCGGCGAGGATCTTTTCTGCTGCTGCGATCTGCTTGGTGCGCTCGACCACGTCGACCTCAACGACGAACGGCGAGAGTGTCTTTGCCTTGCGCATCTCACGCACCGCAATCGCGAGCTCTAGCGCTTCGGCACCGATAGCAAGATCCAGCCAGTGCAGATCACAGTGACCGCTTCCTGGCTGCACATGGATGATGACGCCGTGCAGTTTTGACACCTCGGGCATCGGCTCACGGGTGTCTTCGCTGCCGTCCTTGGCTGCGCCTTGGTTGTAGAGAGCGTCGGCGTTGGCGTAGATCGACAGCTGCACCGCAAAGGCGAGAGCGCCGAGAAGTGATGAGCCGGTCTTGATGTCGGCGACGTACTTCTCCCCTGTCTCGTCTTCGACGAGCAGATCGAAGGTGCCGGCGATCTGGTGGCGATCGTGGACGATCATGCGTTCAGCGAAGCCGTCCACAACGCGCAAGCGGGCGGTCGCTAGCGCATCGTGGACGGCTCGCACATCGCTGCCGTAGGGGTCCGGCGCGACGAATGTGGGATCTGACCATGACTTCTCGAGCATTCCGTGCACTGCAGTGCCAAGGTCTCGACGAATGGTTGCGCCACCTGCTTCGGCGGCACGCTCGCAGATGTCATCGAGCGTCTTCTTGTCTGTGTCGGCAGTGGTTGAGACCAGGGCGACAAGGTCGGGACGTTGGCCGAGACCGAGTGCGACCATGCGCTTGCCCCAAGACAGCAGACCGCCTGAGTCGTCGAGTGCCTTGGCGACGGTGGTGGCGCGTGTGTAGCCGATCGGCTTGGCACCGCCTTCGGGCAGTACCAGGTAGCGACCCCAGCGATCACGTCGGGTCGGAAGTTGTGTGAGTTCGTCGGTTGCAGTCATGCCCGTGTCCTTTTGTGATTGGTTAGAAAGCGGCGTAGGTGTTGCGTGTCTTGCGCTTGTAATCAGCGTTCGCTTCGGTGCAGTGCTCGCATCGGCAGCCGGCTGTGTATTTCGCCCGGCTTCCGTGCTTGGCTTTGTTCGGGATGATTTCCCGACGCTTGCGCTCTTCGGTGATCTCTTTGCCAGCGATGCCTGCCCAAATGCCGTAGCGCTCAGGGTTGCGACTGATCCACTCGAGGCAGCTGTCGATCACTGGACAGGTCGCGCAGATTGCTTTCGCACGTTCCACGCCTTGCCAGTCGCCACGCACTGGGAACATCACGTCGGTGAGTCCCTTGCACGCTGCTCGATCAGACCAGTGGCTCACGTCGGACCACACGAACGCTGAAAGGCAATCTCGGCTTGCAGTGCGTCGACGAGTCGATCGAGATGGGCGATGCGTCGGCGACAGACCTCGAGAGTTTCGATGGCGTCGCTGAGCACCTCGCGATCAATCTCTGAAGCCAGGAACTCTTCAAGCAGTCGTGCTTTCATGCGGTCGATCTGGTGTTCGTTCACGGTTTGTCTCCGATCATGGCCATGAGGGTCGTGAAGGCTTCGCCGGTCATGGCGACGTACCAGTCAGCGGGGTTTGTTTTGCGTGTGCGTTTGAACCACACGACGCCGAAGCGGCGACCGCCGTTTGCTGCCTGGTCGTTTGCTCGATCAATCCAGTGCGACAGTTGGCCGGCGTAGCTCGAGTAGTTCTTCACGTCGATGCTCGGCCATTCGATGATCGGAACGAACAGATCGCCACGGTCATCAGTTGCGCCGGCTGGGATGCGTTGCGCGCGCACGCCAATGCTGGCGAGATACTCGACGACGGCACGCTCAGCGTCTGAGCCTTTGCGCTTCTGAGGGTTCGTCACAGCACGCCGCCACTGATCAGCCAGACCCACAGCATCACGATGAAGACGATGCAGAAGACAGCGCCCATTGCGAGCCAGTCGGACTTCATCGCTTGACCGGCCATGCGAAGATGCCGACCGCTGCAGCTGCACACAAAGCAACCAGGGCGATCATCGGGCCGAGAAGATCAGACTGCGCGATCGCTTCGACTGGTGCCGGCAGTAATGCAAAGCCGACGACGAGTGCGCTGAACTGCAGCGTCTGTTTCAGCGTCGCGCGCTTCACGCTGCACCGTCCGGCGTGAAGTTGCTTGGGTGGTGATAGCGCGACGTGATTGCCGTCCACTCGTCATCGCTGACTCGTGAGTAATTCGTGACTGTTTGTGAGCGCTTGGTCTCAGCACACTTGTGATTGAGAAACGCTTGAGCCTGAGCTGCGTCGTCGTCGTGCCAGAACACTTTGCGACAGTTGGCGCAGGTGATGTTAGCGCCGCTCATGACGCACTCTCTGGGGTCGTGATGTGGCGGTCGATGATACCTGAGTTGCTCGGGTTGTGCCTCATGGGTGTGACAAGGTAAGCCCGATGCCCCAGATAGTCAAGGACCCTCTCAGATCGCCCCTGATTGCCCCCTGTGTGCCCCTTGGTGGGCCTTTGAGAATCGTTGCCGGGGTTCTTGCGTCGCTGATACAACTGGCGCTGATAGGAAGACCAAGCATCTCGACAAGCTTGGTCGAGTGGTTCGGCTTTCCGTTGGTGTCGTTTGTAGGCGGCGACTGTTCCGCATTCGGCGGTCACTGGTCGACCGGGCTTGCCAGTGGCGGCACCTTTTCGTGCTCGCCACTGGCGCTGGTAGTCAGCTGTGCTCATGGTCATCAGTCCCAGTAGGGCTTGGGTTCGACGGTTACGGTGCGCCCTTCTGCCTTTTGAATGTAGGCCAGGTAGTATTCGTCAGACGAAGGAACGGCGACGCCTTGACGGTGCACCGGGCGTGGTTCATCAAGCAGGTTGGTGAGCAGCTCGATGTCTGAGTCGGTCATCATGCCGAACTTGTCGCAGCGGGCGGCAGGTGCGCTGATGTAGATCCAGAACCGCGCCGTGCCTTGTCCTGAAGTGACCGACCAGTTCAGGCCGCTGCGATCTTTGAGGGCTGCCTTGATTGCTTGCTTCGTTTCTTTGAGTGTGGGTGGTGTGGTGATGGTGTTCATTGTGTGGCTCCTGTTCCGGTGCTCCCTGCCCCGTGTTATTATCTAACCATAAACCCGTAGAGGTGTCAACCCCTATTTTGTAGATTTCTCAGATTTCTTGCAAAACGCAGAAGATCCCCCGCCGTGGCCTATTGGCACTAGCGGGGGATCTTCGCAGACCGGCTCAGTTAGGTGTTGCGGGCTCAGCCCTTGAAGGTCTGATCGCTTCCATTCGCAGCAGCAGGGGACTGCGTGATCGAGCCGGGGATCTTGCTCAGAGAATCTCTGAGCCTGGAGGGATGGTGGCGTTCACTGGCAGCGTCATCAGTGAGGTGGTGCCCTTGTCGCCGATGCCAGCCGAAGCGATCGAGCTCAGAAGACTGAGCACGCCAGCGGTGGCGGCGGTGCCGGCGATGGCTTGCCAGTCGGCGGTGAACCAATCGAAGGTGGTGGCAGCCAAGACGGCGATGAGAGCCTGGGCGACTGTCTTGATCGCGCGCTCGGCGGCTGACTTCCAGAAGGTTGCGGTGAACATGGTCATGGCTCCTGTGTTGATTGGGTGAGAACGGTGAAGGGTTCGCAGACGCTCGTCGAGTGCAGCGCAGCTGCTCGCAGTGCCATCTCGACTCGAGCTGCTGGGTCGCCTTGAGTTGAGGCCAGTGAGCCGAGCGCTAGGTGATCGCCGCAGCCGATGGCTTCGTAGCCGAGGATTGATCTGCCGACGTGGTAATCCTCGTCGATGCAGTAGAGAGCGCCCCGGTAGCCGACCAGGAACACTCCCCCGCTGTCTTCGTTGTCGCTGCTCTTGGCGAAGCCTCCCTGGTGGAAGAGCTTGCGGCAGGCGTCGACAAAGACGGTGCACATGTGGCTCATGTCGTCGTCGGTGATCTGCCTCGGCACCTTGAGTCGATACTGCAGCAGCTGGCCCATTCGGAACGAGTCGCAGTAGCCGATCAGGTACTCACCGACGGTGAAGACCTTGGGGTCGGTGTAGCGGGTGATGCGTGTGTCTTCGACTGCAGCGGCATCGCCGCCGATGATGACGGTGCCGTCATGCTCGAGGCCGACGATGCAGGTCACGACTCACGCTTCCAGAGA